CTTAAATTAAATGTATATGATGATGATACTAAGGGTGTAAGGTATTATCATTTTAAACCTTGGATGATGATGCAAGAGGGTGATGAAATGTTTATGACCCTTAATATTAATCATATTATATCCGAAGCAAATCCTACGGCTAAAGTAATTGCTAATTATATGGAAGCTGTAAAGAATGCAAACTTAACAGAAGAAGAAATTGCTGCGAAGATAGAAGAGCATATAGCTAAAATGAGAGCTCAAGTAGACGAAATTTCATATGCGCACGAGGATTCAGATTATGCTAATATCTTGATGTTTCCACATAGCGACCCCAAGAAATTACACTAGTATATCCCCCCTCCTCAAAACCCTCTATTAATTATAACCCGGTTTGCAGGATCTATCAACCCCCTAAATAAAATAAATTCGCCGTTGAATTTATATAAAATTTATACTATATTAATAGTAATGTGAAGGATCATATTATGAGTAAAAGAAAAAATATACATTACGTTAACAATAAAGAATTCTCTCAAGCCGTAGTCGACTATTGTGGTGATTTGGCGGAAGCTAAACAAAAAGAAGAACCATTACCAATTGTTCCTGATTACATTGCTTCGTGCTTTCTGAAGATTGCAGAAGGTCTGTCACATAAATCTAACTTCATTAGATATACATATCGTGAAGAGATGGTAATGGATGCTGTAGAGAATTGTCTCAAGGCCATTGAAAACTATAATGTTGAGGCTGCCACAAGAACCGGCAATCCAAATGCATTTGCATACTTTACACAAATCTCATGGTATGCATTTCTTCGTCGTATTGCAAAAGAAAAGAAACAACAAGACATTAAATTGAAATATATGTCTTCTTCAGGTATTGAGGAGTATATTATTTCTAATGGCGATTTACAATCCAATGCTGTAGTTCAGGCCTTTGTTGATACTCTAAAAGATCGTATTGATAAAGTAAAAGAAAAAGATGATGAGTTTAAAGTGTTTGCTGAGAAAGAAAAGCAACAGAAGAAACTTACAAGAACTAAAATTGTTGATTCTGATTTAAGAGACTTTTTATGAAAATATTATTGACAGGATGGGAGGGATGTGTCGGATCATCTCTTTCTCTTTACTTAAGGATGGAAGGCCACGATGTTCAACATTTTCAGGGAGACATTCGTGAATGGGATCGATGGGCTTATTATACCGATACGTTTTGGGATGCTTTAATTCATCTAGCTGCTATACCAGGAGTTCGTAGATCGTTTGATATTCCAGAAGAATATTATGATCATAATGTAAACGGCACCCGTAATGCTTTAAACTTTGCATCAACTGTTTGTATTAAACATTTATATGCTTCTTCCTCTAATGCTTATGAATGGTATGGTAATCCATATGCAGCTACTAAGAAGATGTGTGAAATAATGGGTGAAGAACATTATAATGCTAAGGGTATGAGATTCCATACTGTATGGCCTGGACGTGATGATATGCTCTATAAAAAGTTAATGAGAAATGAAGTAGAATATATCAATGCTAATCATTATAGGGATTGGATTCATGTAGATGATCTTTGTAATGCCATCTTGACTATTTTAAATAACTGGGATAAAATAGATAAGAAAGTATTAGATATTGGTACCGGTTCAACTTTTAATGTATTAGAGATGGCCGAAGAAGTATTTGGTTGGAAAGGTGAGATTCGTCATGAGAATCCTACCGGTGAAAGAGTAAAGACACAAGCTGATGTTCAATACTTATATGATTTAGGATGGAAACCAGAGAAAGATATATTTAATGAAATTGGCAATTCTCAATGACACCCATTGTGGTATCCGCAATAGTTCTGACATATTTCTCGATAACGCAGAGAAATTTTATAGCGATGTATTTTTTCCTTATTTGGTGGAACATAATATTCGCCATATCATTCACCTTGGTGATTACTATGATAACCGGAAATTTATTAACTTCCGCGCTCTTCACCGTAACCGTAATCATTTCCTTAAACCGCTCCGAGAGCTAGGTATCACCATGGATATCATTTATGGTAACCATGACACGTACTATAAGAATACAAATGAACTAAACAGCCTAAAAGAATTACTTGGCCATTATATGAATGAGATTAATATTATTCAATCTCCAACCGTAATGGATTATGATGGTATGCAGATGGCTATGGTTCCATGGATATGCCCAGAGAATGAAAAAGAATCTCTAGACTTTATTAATAATTGTAAAGCTGATTGGGTAGGTGGTCATTTTGAAATCACCGGATATGAAATGTTTGCAGGTCAGCCATCTCCTCATGGATTGGATCGATCTATATTTAAACGATTTGAGAAAGTCATCTCAGGTCATTTTCATCATAAATCATCTCAAGATAATATTGAATATCTTGGATCGCAAATGGAGTTCTTTTGGAATGATGCACACGATAATAAATACTTTCATGTCTTGGATACGGATCTACGGGTTCTTACTCCTGTGCGCAACCCTCATACTATCTTCCATCGTATTCGGTATGATGATACTTGTAACGACTATACTAGCTATGATCTAGATCAAGTTGAAAATAAGTTTGTAAAGATTGTTGTAATCAATAAATCAGATACATTTATGTTTGATAGGTTTATAGATCGTATCAATAATAGAAACATCCATGAACTAAAGATTGCGGAAAACTTTAACGAATTTCTCGGAGAAAATGTAGAAGATCAAGAAATATCGGTTGAAGATACCTCTACATTGCTCTATACTTATATAGACGCAGTTGATACAGATCTTGATAAAGATAAGATCAAACATCAAATGTCTGAATTGATGGTAGAAGCCCAAACCCTAGAAGTAGTATGATTATATTTAAAACACTTAGATGGAAGAATTTTCTATCTACAGGTAATAACTTTTCTGAAGTAGACTTTACAAAAGACAAAACAACATTAGTAGTGGGCCATAATGGTGCTGGTAAGTCTACTATGTTGGACGCCTTGTCCTTTGCTCTATTCGGAAAGGCGCATCGTAATATATCTAAACCCCAATTAGTTAATTCTATTAATAATAAAGGTTGTTTAGTAGAGGTTACATTTAATGTATTAGGATCGGACTTTAAGGTCGTCCGAGGCATTAAACCAAATGTATTTGAGATTTGGAAAGGCGAGACTATGATGAATCAATCTAGTCACGCTAAAGAGTACCAGAAGATCCTCGAGCAGAACATTCTCAAGCTTACACATAAAAGCTTTCATCAGATTGTTGTGTTGGGATCGTCCTCCTTCATTCCTTTCATGCAGCTCTCAGCACAGAATCGCAGAGAAGTCATCGAGGATCTTCTGGACATTAATGTATTTTCTAAAATGAATAGTATTCTAAAAGAAAAGACATCTCTGCTAAAGGATAATATAAAAGATGTATCACACCAGATTGAAGTCAACAAAACCAAAGTCGAGGCCCAAAAGAAATATATACGTGACGTTAAAGCGATTAACAAGGAAGCCAAAGAAGAGAAGCTCAAACTCATTGAGGAGCATCGAGATGAGATCGAGACTCTCAATGCAGCGAACACAGAGCTATCCTCCAACGTGGAAGATAAACTATCTCCGACAACAGATTCTAAGATCCGCAAGGAAGCTAAAGTTAAAGAGCTCCAGGCCTACGAGACTAAATTTCAAAACGACATCAGAAAACTCGTCAAAGATGTTAAGTTTTTTGAGTCGAACGATATTTGTCCCAGTTGTTCCCAGCCCATCACAGAGGAAACCAAACAAGAGCATATCCTGGAAGGAAAAGAAAAGGCAAAGCAATTACAGGAAGCACTTGAGACAGCTTCAACTTCTATTACCAAGCATGTAGAATGTATTAAGAGCCTCGATTTGATATTAGATGATTGTAGGGAATGGCAGGCACACATACATGCCAATAATCAATCTATATCTCAATTTCAATCAGCTATTAATCGAACACAAGCAGAGATTGAAAAAATAGATAGTAGTGTAGATCTTGATGCTGCTGTATCTGATCTTGATCAATTAGAAGATAATGGTAATGAGCTAGTAGAAAATAAATTAGTCTTGAGTGAACAACTTAACTATAATATTATTATGTCTACAATGTTAAAAGATACTGGTATCAAAACAAAAATTGTAAAACAGTATCTTCCTGTGATAAATAAACTATGCAATCAATATCTCCAGATATTAGACTTCTTTGTGTCTTTTGATTTGGACGAAGCTTTCCAAGAAACAATTAGATCACGCTTTAGAGATAACTTCTCCTATGATTCATTCTCCGAAGGTGAGAAGCAACGTATTGACCTTGCTCTGTTGTTTACTTGGAGGCAGATCGCTAAGATGAAAAATAGTGTTGCGACTAATCTTCTTATATTAGACGAAACATTTGATTCATCTTTAGATCATGACGGTATTGACAATCTCATGAAAATCATTTATACTTTAGGAGAAAGTACGAATGTATTTGTTATATCTCATAAGGGCGAGATGTTAGAAGGTAGATTCGACCGTAAGCTTGAAATAGTGAAAGATAAAAACTTTAGTAAGATAAAAGGTAATTAATTATGGAAATCAGTTCTAATACGGTAAACGTTCTGAAGAACTTTGGTACAATCAATAGTAATATTGTTATCAATCCTGGTAACAAACTTATGACTATTGCTGAGGCTAAGAATGTGTTGGCTGAAGCAATTGTTGACGAAACATTCGATCAAACATTAGGTATCTATGATCTCAATGAATTTCTAAATGTATTGAGTCTAGTGGATAATCCTTCTGTTCGGTTTGGTGAACAATCAATGCAGATCGGCGGTAACGCAGGTCGAGCATCCGTTAAGTATTATTACTCTGATACGGATATCTTGACAAGTCCGCAGAAACCCATTATCATGCCTGATCCTGATGTTTGGTTTACTTTGGATCAGGATACACTTACTAATATTAAACGTGCTGCGATGTCATTAGGACATTCTCAGATGTTGATTGAACCAGATGATGGTGTTATACTATTAACAGTAGTAGATACAGAGAACACAACATCTAATTCATATTCTATTTCAGTAGACGGAGGATACAACGAAGACTCATTCAAATTTATTATTAACATCTCTAACCTAAAGATGATATCTGATAGCTATGATGTTAAGATATCTAAAAAATTAATTTCACAATTTACAAGTTCAGACGAGAAGCTCAACTACTGGGTTGCTCTAGAGAAAAATTCAACATATGGAGACTAATATGTCTAAAGAAGACGAAGTAAAAATGGCACACGAATCACATGCACCAGTATATGATCTTGCCAATCGAGTTTGCCGTTCATCAATTGCGGTTATTGATACTATGGTACAGCGTGGTGCTGTTAAGGGTGAAGAACTATCTACACTTGGCACCTTGCGTGATCAAGCCGTACAACTAATTCAGATGTCCGAAACATACCAACAAGATCAAGCTGCTGAAGCTGAATAAGGATACCTTTTTATATTATGAGCAAAGATTTTCTTTGGGTTGAAAAATATCGTCCTAAGAATATATCCGAAACGATCCTTCCTCCTTCTCTTAAAAATACGTTTCAGGATATGGTGGCAACCGGTGAATTGCAGAATATGCTTTTCACCGGCACTGCTGGCTTAGGTAAAACAACAGTGGCCAAAGCTCTATGTAATGAGCTTGACCTTGATTATATTCTTATTAATGGATCAGAAGAAGGTAATATTGATACTCTTCGTGGGAAGATTAAACAATTTGCCTCTTCTGTATCCCTGCAAGGAGGTTATAAGGTTGTCATCCTCGATGAGGCTGATTATCTAAACCCCCAGTCTACACAACCTGCCTTGCGGGGATTTATCGAAGAGTTTAGTAATAACTGTCGATTTATTCTTACATGTAATTTTAAAAATAGAATCATTGAACCATTACATTCTCGTTGTGGTGTATATGAATTCAATACCTCTAAAAAGGAAATGGCTGAACTTGCTGGTCAGTTCTTTAAACGATTCGTATATATACTAGAACAGGAGAGTATATCATATGATCAGAAAGAGGCTGCTGATCTGATTATGAAACACGCTCCAGACTGGAGACGGGTTTTAAATGAAGCACAGCGATATTCTAATACCAATTCTTACCTTAGTATTCCTAATTCAAATAATAATTCTGGCAACTTTGGAGATCTGACTAAAACACTTAAAGATAAAAACTTTAAGGCCATGAGACGTTGGGTCGTTGATAATATGGATATGGACACTACAGCTATATTCCGTGGACTATATGATTCCATGTATACATATGTAGATTCACATAGTATACCTCAATTGGTTTTGTTGTTGGCTGATTATCAATATAAAGATGCCTTTGTTGCTGATCATGAACTTAATATGGTTGCCTGTCTTACTGAAGTTATGCGAGACATTCAATTTAAATAGGGGGTACTATGGCCATAACACTTTATACACAACCACGTTGTACGTATTGTGAAATAATGAAATCAAAGCTTGACAAAACAGGATATGTGTATTATGTTATTAATATACAAGAAGATCCTAAAGCTTTGGCTTTTATGAAAGCTCAGGGTCATAGAACCGTACCTCAATTATATGTTAATGATAATCATATTAATAAAAAGAATACACAAGACTATACCTCAGAAGAATTATATAAATTGATATCCGAGAGCCTTGATAGATGGGCTTGGCAGGATAGTGGAGTTGAGCAAGGTATTTAATGAACCCTTTTAATTATGTTACTAGTATCAATGATACTAAAAAAGATATTATGATTGATGATATGGCTGAGAAGTCATATAATAGTTTTATGGTCAATAGGTCATTAAGCTACTTTAATGACACGGCGGTCTTGGCCAATGTCATGAATCAATACCACCATTGTGATAATAAGCTTCAATATCATTTTTTGATAAATACCATCAGAAA